CCTACAGCAACGCGCTGCGCCCCAATCAGTCGCTCACCCTGCTGTCTGACTTGAAGCTCTTGGTCCCTACGGGCGCGTTGGAGAATAACAAGGTTGTTTTCTTCGACTTGGGCGTTGTAATCAGCAACCAAACGGGCTTGTCGCGCTGCTGCACGGTTGCCTTTGTACCCCATAATCCCTGATGCTACAGCGGCTCCTGCCGCGATTTGCGCGTACATTACTGCACCCTCGCCATTCTGTAGTAATCGCCGCCGTCTACGCCGTACTTACGCATGATGCCCTCGTTCTCAAAGCCAAGCCATTCTGCAAACCTGTATGCGCGGTCGTCGTCTACATGGATGCTGGCCTGCACTCTCCTTAAATCAGTATCTCGCAATATACTACCAAACAGGCGTTTTGCATAACGGGCAAAGGATGCTGGCTTATCCAGACAAGCTGGAGACACCAGCACCCAGCCTTCCCCCGCCCCAAACCACATGACATGCGCCCCGCCCACCGCGAGAACCTTGTCATCATCAAGCAGCGTGTAAGCTACTATGTTGTCATGGCCTAACAACCCAGCGCGGGATGTTTGCCCAAACTCGTAATCCAACTCAATGTCGTACACATCATCCTGTGTATAGGGTCGTATATTAAGCATCGAATGTGTTAGACCTCCGCATAACTGCCAGAATTGTCATCGGCAGGGGCTGCGTCTGTCTAACGAAAACTCTGGCGTCGTTGTCATAACCTGACGGGAACGAAATCTCCTTATCCCCATCAAACATAGGCACAGCCTCGTCCATGGCCATGCTGCTGTCGCGGAAGGGTAGACGGTCCAGATTGTTCTCATCTGGCCCCATCTCCGCGCCTACCGTGTCGAGGAACCGCACCGTTATACCGTGGATGCGCTTAATCTTGCCTTGGGATACGCCGTCGTCAGCCCCGCCCTCCAGGCGCAGCGTTTGAACTTTTGAGTCATAGGAATAGCCAACATGCACTGTGCTGGCACTGCGGTCCAGTGTTACCACACCGCCGCTGACAACCTTGTCTGCGTGAGCAGCCCCGTCAGCCAGAATCTGCACAGTCTCACCCTCAAGGTGGTTTAGGCCACTAATCGTGGTGGTAGCTGTGTCATCATATGTCAGGCCGGAGTCCACATAGAAGGCGTCAGTTACGTCTGTGCCGAAGTAAATGTTCTCCATAAACACGATGTGACGAACTGTAGAGCCGTCAATAGTGCGCTTCACTGACAGGTACACCTGGTCTTCTGCACCGCTTGGGATAGCCGTGATGCTCTCAACAATCCCGCTGTTACTCATTGGGTGAGTGTGCCAGCCAATCGTTTGGTTTTGCGGGTCGTAGGACAGGCCAATCAAAGTGCCATCGGTGCGCACAAACCACAGGATAAGCTCAGGCTCCTGCTGCCAAATCATGTCAGTCAGACCGCCACGAGCGATGTGTTCTGCCAAGATGGTCAAGTCGCGGCCTACAAGTCCGTCAGTGTCCAAGTCAAACGTAACCTCTTTGACCTTCTCCTGCCCCTTCTGAATAAGAATGGTGCTAGAACCAGCGCGGATAGGGCGCACGTCAGACGAGCCGAAGGTCGTTTCACGGAGAACATTGACGTTGGTTGGTGTGACTGGCTGTGTGCCGGTGCCACCTGACAGGGTAAACTCGGCACTGGTTGTCAGAAGCTGCAAGAAACGGCCCTGAATCATGTGCTTAATGACGTTTACCTGGTCCGAGGCGATTGTGACGTTGATTGCATCGTCGTCGTTTGTGCCTGGCGTCATATTCTCAAAGTCGGCAGTCTGAGAGCCAAAAATGGTCTGCGGCTGGCCCGTTGTTCCGGCAAAATAAAGGCGTTCTTCATAAAAGGCCACAGCGCGTGGATAGCCTTGGTCTCCGCCAAATGCGCCAAGTGACCAGCGTTTGTTGGCGTTTGCCGCGCCTATGGAACTGTCTGGGAGCCGGGAGTTACCAAACTGGTCTTCATGCACATCAGCCGTAACTACAGTGGCGCTGGTAAAGCCTGTAATCCTGACGTGACCAAACTCATCGTGCAGATATTCCCAGTCAATCGAGCCATAAGTTTCTGTGCCGCTTAGATGCACAGGGGGCGTGTTCCCCGATGTTCGGGTGCTGCCCGTTACCTGTTCGTAAACATGGCCGTTGTAGCGCACTGTATCACCGTCGTTGTAACTGGTGCTTGCTGCCCACTCGTCATGCACAATTTCCAGTATTTCTCTAAAGCGTATAAACCGCCCTACATCATCGCTACTGAACACGTCAGCCGACGCCGTAATGGTAACGCCACTGCCGGTGGCCGCAGACGCATACATCGTGGTGTCTGTAGTGTTCTCGTCAAGCCACGGGCCATCAACAAAGTCGATGTCGGTTAGCGTGAAGCTAGTGGCAGTTGCGCGAGTGAGCTTTGCTGGCTCATGGTCCTTGTGTGCAAGATACAGAACATCAGCAGACTGAACGTGGTTTAGCTCAAAGACCTGTGCCTCTGTGTAGGTAGTCGTAACCTCCACAATCTTGCCAGAGGTGCCGCCGCTGGTGTAGGCCGTGAAGCCAGAGCCGTCGATGCCGGACAGTTCGATGGTGTTAGTTGTCGCATTGGCCACCGTAAATTCACGGTTATTCAACTCGACCATGCCCCCGACATCCTTAACAAAGATGCGGTCGCCGTTGCTCAGGCTGTGGCCGGTAATCGTAAGAACAACAGGGTTGGCTTGCGTTGCAGCGCTAATTGTCTCTGTTGCCTCAGTCAGCAGCCCACCGTCTTTGAAGAAGCGTATATAATTTGCCCCAAATTCAAGGACATACGCCTGTTCGTCACTGAACTGAAAATCAATGAGCCGGACCTTGCCACCACCCTTTGACGTGCCAGCATACTTGGTTCCTGGCCTGCGGGTGATGCCGCCCTGCGGGAAGATAAGCATGTTCTCCAGCTTCTGTGCGCCGGAGTTGTATTTCTGCAAATCAATGCGACCTTCAAGACGCGGAGAAAACTCGCCCGCCTGAAAGTTTGTGACAATAGTTGAAACACGGGCCATATCAGAACCTGATGTTCACAAAGTCGTCTGCAATCAACTTGTCCGGCACACCTTCCATAGCGTCGATGGACCGGGCCTCGCGCAGTCGTAACTCGTATAGCTGCTGCATAGACTGGCTCACAGTCGTGCTGCCCGTGATTGCGTAGGCAGTCTCAGCGGCCAGCTTGTGAGCAATGGTGCTGGAGAGGAGCGAGTCATAAGTCTCTGTGTCTGTGATGCGGGCTAGATAAGTAATCTTGCAAGTGCCTTCGTCGCTTAGAACCTTGCGCCCTTCAATCTTAAACATGACTTGGCTGTCATAAGCTGCCACTTCGCTGTCCACGTTGCTGTTCCAGAACGACAGCACCCGCAAGCAGTACGGGTCAGTGGGAAGGGTAAATTGGTTGGCAAACCCAAAGGCCGGTGCGTCAGAGTCTTTGGCAAGTGACGCCCGTGTGATGGCGACATTCCAAGGGTGTGAGCGCAAAACGCTGTCTCTGACAGTCTCAAACCGGCGGTTACACAGCCTTGCTTCTTTTGAGTTCTCGGTGAGCGCAGTAATCGTAGCTGCACCCAACAGGTCCATTGCCTCGTTACAGATGTCCACTACGGATGGCATTACTTTACTAACCTTTCCAGTTCTATAAGAACGCCTTGGCTTGTGTTAGAGTCTCCACCCTTCCAAATCTTGCCTGCGTCCTTGGCCTCTTGCACAAGCTCTTTGAGTCGTGTCGTGGGCAATATTACCACAGTTTCGCCGTCAATGATAAACGCCCAGAAGTCTGCCTCTGTTTTGTCTATGCCTGACGGCTTGCCCCTAGAAAAAAACTCCACAAACACCCTGCCGGTTCGTGAAGCCTTGAAGTCTCGCTTTATTTCGATAGTTCGGTTTTGCAGCACGTCAGCAAGCCAACTTTCCGCCATCTGACCCACCTTGAGGTCATACCGGAAATCTCTGTTGTACTCCACCCGTCTATCCCCCGGAGTAGGAGTGAAAGGAGGGCGGTGTCAAGCCGCCCCCCTTATTTGGTTAGTCTACGACGTACTCGATGATGAACGCCATGTCACCAGCGGTACCGCCAGTAGCATTGAACGTTGCAGCAACGTAGTACACATCGCTTGGGTCAGAGCTTTGCCCTGCAAGCTCCCAGACCTGTTGGCCAGTCGTGTTAAGGTTGGCGACTTCGTAACGGAGTTCCGCTACGCCAGCACCATCAGCAACACTGGTAGCCAGAGCGTCCTCGTCCACAACCACACCGTCGTTGGTGTAGAAACCAACATTGTAGGTGCAAGAACCGCCGAGGGCATCAGAGCCTACGCGGACGGATACGAGGGTTGCATGGGTCGGGACAGGTGCCAGCATTACGATGTCGTCATCGGTGCTGTCACCAGCAGCAAGTGCCACGTTGCCCTGAGCAATGCGGACGCGACCGCCAAGCTCAGAAGCAGCGTTGGCAACTTGTGGGAGTGCCTCAAGGTTGGCGATGAGGTCAGAGTTTTTCGTTGTCATCTCTCAATCTCCCTTATGCCGAGCCGTCAAGGTCATCTTCGTCACACTTGATGCGGACAACCATGTTCTCCTGCATCCGCGTGGCACCGATGTCCATGCAGTAGTAGACCTGGGTTGCGTAACCCTTGTCTGCCCGCTCATCAATACGAGCCGATACGTCTTTGCCAACACCCAGCGCCAGACCTTCCTCTGCCCAAGCAAAGCAAGTACGGACGTTGTTGGTATCAACGGCAAGACGGTTCGACATGACGAAGGTAAAGCCCATGAACTGGTTGATTTCACCCTGGACCAGAGCCTTCACAGTGTTGAAGTCTGCCGAGGTGATGCTGGTGTCAGCAAGCAGTGCATGGATTTGGCTTGGGCCCATTACGATGTAGCGAGGAATCGAAGGGTCAACGTCAGCCTGGTCCAGCAGCTTCTTGGCTTCGCGCAGCTTGGTCAGGTTCATGTTGGTGTCAGCACCACCGACGGAGACTGCAACATCCTGGTTTGTGTCGAAAGCGGTCGAGGTCGAGCCGGTTTCACCAGTGTTAGCGGCAGCATCAAATGCAGTGATGATAACGTCGTCCATTGCACGACCCATAGCAGCGGCTGCTGCCTGAGCGTAGGACGAGGTTGGGTCGATGAGCATACGGACCTTGTCTTGGTCGTCAATAAGGTCAGCGTACTCATACGATGCAAGGCTCAGGCGGCGACGCGCATGTGGCGTATCCATCTGAGGGGTGTCGGCATGGCGAGTGCTACGCAGTTGCGCAGTAGCTACACCGACCTGGTCGATAAAGGCATTCTTACCAACAACATTCTCGATGCGCACAGTATCACGCAGACGGGAACCCATCTGCTGTGCAAGCATCTGCACATTCGCAGAATACTGTTGTACAAATGCCGTAGTGACTTGAGAAGACATGATGTCTTTCCTTTCTACGTCATGGTTGCACTAGATTCCGGTGTGCTACCCTCTCGGACACTCCTAGCTTTTCGGGCCTGCTTGCGGCCACCGTCTTTCCGGTTGTCGGCAGGACGAGTTGCCTCGCTACCCTGCATGACCCAATCATAATACCTTTCGGCAAGATGGGCCGGATTCACAACGTCACGCGCGGTTCCAAACTCAATCGCGTAACGCAAACACTCAAGGCGCACTTGGACCAAATCATCCTGTTCCATGCAGAACGCCCATCAAATCTTGTACACGCTCAATAGCCTGTTGACGGCCAATCACGTTCTTACGGTCCCAATACGCATGTGACTTGTCATTCATAATCGCATCAATCTCTTGCTGCGCTGACTGACGGGTCATCATGCTGCTAGAAGGTGCATCAGATACCGTGTCTTCACTGGTCACACTTTGCCTGAACTCGGCCATTTTTGCAAATGCCTTAATGAAATCAGGATGGTTACCCACTTTCGTGCCATCTGCCAGCTTCATCTCAAGCAACTCACCGCCACCAAACTGCTGTGCAATTTTCCCAGCATCCTCAATGCGGGCATCAAAGTCATCGCCCCACTCCTTGCGGAGCGACATCTCGGTCTGGCTGCGCTGCTGTGTCTCAGCCTCGACTGACATTTCAGACGCGCTGCTTGCCATGCCCTTGTAATACTCCAGTATTCCACTGGCTTGGTTTGGTGTTAGGCGCAACTTGTGCGCCATATCAGCGTAAGACTTTGCAACATCTTCTGTCACTACGTTGCCATCGACAGCAATCTCATATCCCTCCGCCGTCTCCGGTCGGCCGAGCTTGCCATAGATATTGTCCAGGTCTTCATCTGTGGGGTTGACCGGCAACGGAACCTTGTCCGCGCCAATCAGGCGTTGTGCGTTGACGTAAGACCTTGCAAGGTTCTCAACGTCCTTAATTGGGGAGAGGCTTGGATGCTCTCTCAAATCCTCCGGTACCATTTGCAAGAAATCGTTACCAGACCCGCCCTGTGCTACCTCTGCTGGGGTTTCCAGCATAGTTCCGGCAGTATCTGCCGGTGCAGCGTCAGGCTGGGCTACCTGTTCGATAGCTTCCTCTGACATAGTTACTCCTGTGTCATCATGTTGTGAATGTGAAGAAGAACGGCACGTTTGCCCTCTTCAAAGGCTGTGGCATTAGGGTCGCCCGCCACATAGCTCAAGGCCCGCCAGTTAGAACGTGCCTCAAGGTCTCTGAGAACCTTCTGCCCAGCTTCGCTGCCAAAGGTCTCGGTATACATATGCTTTAGCTTTTCGATGTCCTTCACGATTGTACCATCCTGACTGCCTGTGCAGCTTGCGCTGTGGTGTAAACATCCTCTTGGTCACGCTGGCGCTGCATAGCTTCTTGCTCTGCCTGCGCCCGCGCTTGCCGTGTCTCGTCAACCTCACGCTGCGATTTGAGCGTAGTCTTCGGGACGCCAAGGGAGTCTGTCACATGCTGCACCAGACCGTCAGGGTCGATATGGTCGCCAACCGGCAGGCTTTGAGCCAGCGGTAGCAGGATTTCAAGAGCCCGCATTGTGTTGTTCAGGCTGCTTGACTTCTGAGCCCGTGCCAGCGGTGACACATACTCAATATCAATATCCATCCCTTGAAGGACCTCCGGCGGGGTGGCAAGCATGTCATTGCGCAGCATCAGTGCGAACACCCGGTCAATCAGCGGACGAAGCAACTCGTTCATCAGACGGCCAAGGACCGGGCCGATGACGCGCATACGCTCTTCCTGACGCTGAATAACCTCGGTCGCAGTCATCTGCGGAGAGCCAGCAGTCAGAATCTGGTCAACATAGAACGCCTGGCGAATGGCAGCGCGGCGCTGCTCTTCCATGTTCAGGCCAATCGGAATGTTAGCGCCTGTGTTCAGCGGCGTAATCGTCTCGCGTGTGCCAGCACGGAAGAAGTTGAGGCCACCAGGCTGGGTGCGAATGGGCAGCAGGAAGCCGTCGTCAGGCACCAACAGTGGCGGGTCAATCTGCTTCTGAGCCGCTTGGATGATGGTTTTTGACATAAGATTCAACATCTTAACGTCAGGCAGCGCCGTCATCGCTGGGCTGCGCCCCATCACCTCGCCGGTAGCTTTGAGGAAGCGCGGCACAACATAGGGCAGTTCTTCAAAGCCGCCCTCGCTAATAATCATGCCAGTCTGCTTGCACACATAGACCGACTGGAAGGGCATGTTAAGATTGTCACGTTTTGTAACATCTCGTGAGATTCGCGGCAGGACCGCATGCAAAATCTCAACTTCCTCGTCAGGTCTCTTTTCAAAGGTCTTCTGTATAAAGGTGCCGACGTTATCAAAGCCAAAGCGCTCAACAGCCTGCGCCGCTGTGGACTTGTACATACGGAACACGGTGTTGACCATGCCGTATTGGTCTTCTGAGACATAGTATTCTGAGATGTGCCGAGTGCTGAACCGCAGCTTGTCACGGTCCATCTCTGTGAACATGCAGGCCGTGCCAAAGACCACAAGGTCTACATAGGCTTCGTGGATTTCAGTCTCAAAGTTGGAGCGCTGAAACGCCTGCATCATGCGCATACTGCTGTCTTGCAGCCACTCGCGCACGTCGTCGTCACGGTTAAGTTGCTCGTTCTTCACATCCAAATGGAACCAGGGCGATGCCCCGCTGGTCAGCATGCCATGCAGAAAAGCAGCCATAAGGTCGATGGACTGGAGCGCAGTGCCGTCGTAAATCAACTCCATGCGTTTTTCACCGCGAGAGCGTTTCTTCACGATGTCCGCTTTGCGCGGCAGCATATAGTCAGCCAGTTCCTGATAATGGGTGTCCCAGTTATCCCGGCGGCTTTTAAGAGAATCAAATCTCTTGAGTAACGGTGCTGCTTCCTGTGCCATGCTTAACCCATCA